TTGATACTGCGCCATTTCTTTGTTTTGCATGAAGATGGATGGCGGCACAACAGGTGTGACAAGGAAATTGCCAGATACCATGAAAAGAGTGGGAAGGCATCAGAAAGTGCAAACGCACGATGGAAGAATGCGAAGGCAATGCGAACGCATACCGAACGCATTGCGGATGCACCTGTTTTTGATGCTAACCAAGAACCAATAACCAATAACCAAGTAAATACATATATATGTCCGCCTGACGGCGAACTTGAGGCGATGACGGCTTCAAAAATACCAGCCTGTCAACATCAAGGGGTCATTGAGTTGTACCACCAGCACTTGCCAACTTTACGCAGGGTTGAGGTCTGGAATGCAACGAGGCAGGGTTATTTGCGGCAACGATGGCGGGAAGTGGCTGAAGAACTGGCGCAGGAAAAGCCCATCGAGATTGCAAATGTCTTGAACTGGTGGGGTGATTTTTTCCAGCACATTGGCAAAAGTAAATTCCTGACTGGCAAAGTCAACAGCAAGGATGGTCGGGCATTCACTGCCGACCTTGAGTGGATTTTGAAACCAACCAATTTTGCAAAAATCGTAGAGGGAAAATATCATGGCAATAACTAATTTCAGAAAAGACGAGCCGCAGGACAATCTTGACCACCTTATGTGTCAAGCGCATGGTTGCCCAAACCGCTGGTCAGTTGACCGTGGAAGCCGCCTGTGTTCAGCCCATGCATGGGAAGAGCCACATAAATGGCCGCAGATTACAGAAAGCCTTTTCTACAAAACAAACTCAAAACAAGTTGACAACCTGCCGCCAATTAAATTTAGTGAAGCAGAAAAAAGGGAAGTAATACAGAATTTGCGTCAACTTTCATCAAACAACCAAGACCAAAAGCAATGGGCAAAGGTTTTGCAGCAAAAAGAACAGGCTGGGGAAAACCTTAGCAAAATCCAGCGTGAGGCATGGCGCACTGCCTTGAAGCACCATGTTTAACAAAATTGAATTTGGTGATTGCCGAGAAACCATGCGGCGATGGAAAGAACAGGGCATCAAAGCACAAACTTGCGTGACCAGCCCTCCTTATTTTGGCTTGCGTGATTACGGAACTGGAAAATGGGTTGGCGGTGACAAAAACTGTGATCATGTGGAAAGTGAAAATAAACATGGCGGTCAAAGAGCAGACAGAAACCAAGAAGGCTACAAAAAAAAATACAAAGATGTTTGTAAGAAATGCAATGCTGTGCGTGAAGATGGTCAAATTGGATTGGAAGAAACCCCAGAGCAATACATTCACGCAATGGTTGAAGTGTTCCGATGCGTTTGGGATGTGCTTGAGGATGATGGGACGCTATGGCTGAACATTGGAGATAGTTATTGCAACAGCAATGGCTTTGCAAGGGCTAGTCCTGAGTACCAACGTGAAGGCAGAAACAATATGCCAGCCAATGACAGAAAGCTGGACAAACTGCATGAGACAGGCTTAAAGACCAAAGACCTTATCGGTATCCCTTGGATGCTGGCCTTTGCATTGAGGGCTGACGGCTGGTATCTACGTCAAGACATCATCTGGCACAAGCCAAACCCAATGCCTGAGTCGGTGCAAGACAGATGCACCAAGTCGCATGAATACATTTTCTTGATGAGTAAGTCGCAGAAGTATCACTACGACCATGAGGCGATTAAAGAAGAAGCAATTAGTGCTGGCATCATTGGTGGTTCTTTTCAGGGAAGACAGGGTGGTGCTGAATACCACACACAAAGCGGCGGTGTTGGCAGTGAAGCAAAAGAATACCTAAACAAGAATAAGCGTAGTGTTTGGACGATACCTGTCAAACCCTACGAAGGCGCACATTTCGCCGTCTTTCCTCAAGACTTGATTGAGCCTTGCATCCTTGCTGGCGCACCTGTTGGCGGTATAGTCCTTGACCCTTTCATGGGTAGCGGCACAACGGCACAAGTGGCACAAAACCTTGGGCGGCAATACCTTGGCTGTGAATTGAATCCAGACTACAAACCACTGCAAGACAAAAGAATTAGCCAAATGTCTTTGGAATTAATATGAACCATGACCACAAATCCCTACTGGACAGAAGACGGGAAGGCCAAGAATTTAGCCTTGCTGACATCAACAGAGCGTTGCAAGATGCTGGAGACCTTGCGCCAGACCGAGGCGAGAGACTGGATTCGTCGATACCGACTGAAAGCAAAACAACTGGGGGCACTAGCAGCACAGGCATGGTGGGAGGGTCTCAAATTGAGCCTAAAGAAGCGGCGTGGCCAGGCTGGTCTCGATACCTTGATTGCAGAAATGGAGAGACAACGTGATGTCAATCGTCTTTGATGTGCCACTTGAACCCAAGGGCAAAGGCCGACCGAGGTTTTCCCGACATGGAAAGTTCACCAAGGTTTACACCGACCAAGCAACACTTGATTACGAAACTGCAATCCAACTGTATGCCAGCAAAGCAATGGGGGCAAGCAAACCACTAGAAACGCCTGTGAGCGTCTATTTGTACATCAGGATACCCATACCCCAGTCGTACTCGAAAAAGCGTACAGAGGCTTGTTTAAGCGGTTCTGAACGCCCAGCAAAGAAACCAGACATTGACAACGTGGCGAAGGCATTTTTGGACGCAATGAACGGCACGGTTTATCTTGATGACACCCAAGTGGTCGAGCTGAACATTAAAAAGGTCTATTCAGCGGTGGCTGGGGTGGATGTAGCAATCATGGAGGCAAAATGAGACCAGAAGATGCGGCGCAAACCATCAGAGATAAAGCCCCAGCATTTGGGGAAGCCAAAGCCCAACGGGTTTACCTTGAGGAATTCCGCAAATCCAAAAAAGCCTTGCTGATGAAAGATGCCTTAACATTGGGCATTGAAGCGGCAAACGCGCAGGAACGAGAAGCGTATGCCCACCCAAGTTATCAACAGCTTATTCGTGGACTGGCTGAAGCGATTGAAAAAGAGGAAACGCTGAAATGGGAGATTGAGGCGGCACGACTGGACATCGAGATTTGGCGTTCACGGGAAGCAACCAACAGAAACCAAGACAGGGCGCACCAATGAAAATCGAATTTGAAAACGCAACGTTATATTTAGGAGATTGCATGGACATTCTGCCTACGCTTGACAAGGTAGATGCCGTGATTACTGACCCGCCTTATGGCATTAACGAAAACAGTAAAAAAGTTGCGTCTAGACAAAGAAAAAATAGCAATTCAAAGGCATTGGCAGACCAACGAGATTATGGGGATTTTAATTGGGATGAATTTGCACCATCAAATGATTTGATTAATTTAGTACGAACAAAGGGACAGCACCAAGCCTTTTTTGGTGGCAACTATTTCACATTACCCCCTACATCATGCTGGCTAGTATGGGACAAGCTGAATGGCGACAACGACTTTGCTGATTGCGAACTGTGCTGGACGAACTGGCCTAAGGCTGTACGCCGCTTGCAATGGCGCTGGAACGGCATGATTCGGCAAGGAAATGAGGAACGCTATCACCCAACACAAAAGCCACTTGAGGTTATGAAATGGGTTATTACCTTATGCCCTAAATCTGAAACCATACTTGACCCATTTACGGGAAGTGGCACAACTGGTGTAGCAGCCATCCAGATGGGTAGGAAGTTCATTGGTATAGAGCGAGAGCCTAAATATTTTGATATTGCTTGCAAACGTATAGAGCAAGCATCAAAACAAGTGGATATGTTTGTTAGACAACCCAAGGCGGTTCAAGAGGTAATGTTTTGAAATGCCCCGAATGCGGGACATGGACAATAGTCAAAGAAACGAGAATATCCACAGGCAATACACGCAGAAGGCGCTTGGAATGTGCCAATATGCACAGATTTTCCACATTGGAGACCATAGTTGATAGAAAAACATTCTTACGTCAGAAGCAAAAAACTGCTGAAGATGGTGGCAAGCCTTGATTGCCAAACCTGCGGGTCGGGTCACATGGTCCAAGCCGCACACACAAACTGGGGCGGCGGCAAAGGCAGGGGCATCAAGGCCAGTGACAATCTGGTGGCGGCTTTATGCCTGAAATGCCATTACGAGATTGACCAAGGGAAAACACTAAGCAAACAGGAAAGGCAAGACTTATGGCAAAAGGCGCATATTGCAACCATTGCTGCTCTCGCAGAAGATTGGCCTGTGGATGTTCCCAAACCGATGGAGACTTAAATGAAAACCGTCAACAAACCCAAAACTAAACCAAAAAGCCCAGATAGAGCAGAACTAGCCGATTTGGTCTTTGCGGGTATGCGAAACGGTCTAAGCGCCCACCAAGCCTGCAAACAAATCGGCCTGCCTCAAAGTACATTTAACCACTGGCTTAATGATGACTCTAAAATGGCGGCAGAGTACGCGCGCGCGAGGGAAGACTTAATCGAGCACATAGCCTCGGAGACCTTAAAAATTGCTGACACCCCTGTGGGAAGTACAGACAGCGGCGCAACCGATTCTGGCGCAGTGCAAAAACAGAGATTACAGGTTGATACTAGAAAATGGCTTTTGTCGAAGTTAGCCCCGAAAAAATGGGGCGATAAGTTAGAGCTTTCCAGTGACCCAGAAAACCCACTGTTTGAAAAACTTGAACGTGTTGTAGTCAAAAATGGGTAAAACCCTACAAATCCACACTCCAGAATGGTGCTTGCCATTGCTTGAGCCAGCCCGATACAAGGGCGCATGGGGTGGTCGGGGCAGCGGTAAGTCTCATGCCTTTGCCGAGCTGATGATTGAGGAACACATCATCGACCCCAAGCGAAGAAGCGTTTGCGTCCGTGAAATACAGAAGTCCCTTAACCAATCGGTCAAACGTCTGCTGGAAACCAAGATTGAGGCCATGAATGCTGGGGCTTACTTTGAAGTCCAGGATTCGGTCATCAAGTCCAAAAAGGGCGATGGGGCGATTATTTTCCAAGGGATGCAGAACCATACCGCCGACAGTATTAAGTCGCTGGAAGGGTACGACTGCGCTTGGGTTGAGGAAGCCCAATCACTCAGCCAGACCAGTCTTGACCTATTGAGGCCAACAATCCGCAAACCAAACAGCGAGCTGTGGTTTACATGGAATCCTCGCCAGGAATCCGACCCAGTGGATTTTCTACTGCGGGGGCCAGAGCCGCCGGCCAGCGCAACGGTCATCAAGGTGAACTTTGGTGAAAACCCGTGGTTTCCTGATGTCCTGCGGGAAGAAATGGAGTACGACAAACGGCGTGACCCTGACAAGTATCAGCACGTTTGGATGGGTCAGTATCTGCGAAACAGCAACAGCCGTGTGTTCAGGAACTGGAAGATTGATGACTTTGAAGCCCCGCAAGAAGCGATCCACCGACTTGGCGCCGACTGGGGATTCTCGGTTGACCCGACAGTATTGGTGCGATGCCACATTATTGGGCGTACCCTGTACATTGACTATGAGGCGTATATGGTGGGCTGTGAGATTGTCAATACGCCTGAACTGTTCATGCAAGTGCCAGAGGCCGAGAAGTGGCCGATCGTTGCCGACTCAGCTCGACCAGAGACCATCAGCCACATGAAGCGCAACGGTTTTCCAAAGATAATGACAGCGGTCAAAGGGCCAAAGTCGGTCGAGGAAGGCATCGAGTTCTTAAAGAATTACGACATCGTGGTTCACCCGCGGTGTATTCACACCATTGACGAACTGAGCCTGTACAGTTATAAATCAGACCCATTGACGGGGCGAATCCTGCCCCAGCTCGAGGACAAAAAGAATCATGTAATTGATGCTTTGCGGTATGCGTGTGAGGGCATCAGGCGGTCAGCGGTCACAAAACCAGCTACATTTACGCCATTGCCCAATGTCAAACGCTGGTAGATAATCGCCCCAAAAGGACAAATATGGCACGAATACCCAATGACCAACGCCTTGCCAATCTGCACGCTGAAGCACTGCGGCAGTTCAACGACATACAAACTGCGCTGCGGGATGAGCGCCTGCAATGCCTGCAAGACAGACGGTTTTATTCTCTTTGCGGCGCACAGTGGGAAGGCCCATTGTGGGACCAGTACGAAAACAAACCCAAGTTTGAGGTCAACAAAATCATGTTGGCGGTCATTCGCATCGTCAATGAATACCGCAATAACCGCATCACCGTTGACTATGTAAGCAAGGATGGCACAGAGAACGACAGACTGGCCGAAGTCTGCGATGGTCTTTATCGTGCTGATGAACAGGCATCGGTTGCTGATGAGGCTTACGACAACGCCTTTGAGGAAGCCGTGGGCGGTGGTATTGGCGCATGGCGTTTGCGGACTGTCTACGAGGACGAGGAAGACCCAGAGAACGAGCGCCAGCGCATCAGGTTTGAGCCAATTTTTGATGCCGACTCCAGCGTGTTCTTTGACTTGAACGCCAAGCGGCAAGACAAGTCAGATGCCAAGTATGCCTTTGTGGTCACCAGCATGACCCGTGAAAGCTACAAAGAAACATACAACGATGACCCAACGGACTGGCCAAAAATCATCCACCAGTACGAGTTTGACTGGGCAACTCCTGATGTTGTGTTTGTGGCCGAGTATTACAAGGTTGAGGAAAAGACCGAGGTCATCCGCATATTCGAAGCCATTGATGGAACTGAGGAACGCTACACCCAAACGGACTTTGCGAACGATGAGACGCTAGAGGAAACCCTGATGGCAGTCGGCACTCGCGAGGTGCGCCAAAAGCGCATCAAGCGGATGCGGGTTCGCAAATACATCATGTCGGGCGGCAAGGTGCTGGAAGATGCCGGCTACATTGCAGGCCGAAACATCCCCATTGTGGTGGTCTACGGCAAGCGGTGGTTTGTGGACAACATCGAGCGATGCATGGGCGCTGTGCGCCTGGCTAAAGATGCCCAACGTCTCAAGAATATGCAACTGTCCAAGCTGGGCGAAATCAGCGCACTGTCCAGCATCGAAAAGCCCATCATGACCCCCGAGCAAGTAGCAGGGCATCAAGTCATGTGGGCTGAAGACAATCTGCGGGATTACCCTTATTTGCTGGTCAACCCAATCACTGGGCCAGATGGCAACACTCAAGTGACTGGGCCATTGGCTTACACCAAGTCGGCAGCAATCCCGCCTGCAATGGCGGCACTGTTGCAGATTACCGAGCAGGATATGCAGGACATTTTGGGCAACCCGCAAGGGGCGGACAAGATCGTTTCGGGCGTATCAGGCAAAGCGGTAGAGATGATTCAAACCCGTGTGGATATGCAGACGTTCATTTACATGAGCAACTTTGCCAAGGGTATGAAGCGATGCGGCGAGATATGGCTTGGCATGGCAAAGGAAATCTATACCGAGGACAAGCGCAAGATGAAAACCATTGCGCCCACTGGTGAAGCTGGCATGGTCGAGCTGATGCAACCCACGATTGACACCGAGACTGGTGCTGTGGTGATGGCAAATGACCTGTCCAGGGCCACGTTTGATGCGGTTGCCGAGGTTGGACCATCATCTAGCAGTAAACGTGCGGCTACGGTCAGGTCATTGACAGGGATGCTGCAAATCACCCAAGACCCTGAGACCCAGCAAGTTCTGACTGCAATGGCGATGATGAACATGGAAGGCGAGGGCGTTGGGGATGCAAATGCTTATTTCCGCAAGAAGTTACTGCGGATGGGTGTTGTACAGGCAACCGAGCAAGAAGCACAGGAAATGATGGCCGAGATGCAAGGGCAGACCCAAGACCCGAACGCTGTATTCCTGCAAGCAGCGGCTGAAGAGGCAATCGCTAAAGCAGCCAAAGCCAGAGCGGATACTGTGGAAACTGTGGCGGCGGCAGAACTCAAACGTGCTCAGACGCTGGAAACTTTGGGCAAAGTTCAAGAGAACGCACAAAACATGGCATTGACAAATACCGAGGCTGTTCAGCAAATTCTGCAAGGGCAGATTGTTCAGCCTGTTGTCAGGTAAGAAAAAAAGTACGACAATCAAAACAACGGTTACCACCCAGCCGTTCAAAGTGGGTGAGTTGAATGGGGTCAAAGATGAATCAAAAGGCAGTAATTGAAGACAATGAACCTGAAGTAGAAGAAGAGGAAATCGAAGTCAGCGAACCCGTTGAAGAGATTGAACCAGAAGATACCGAAGAAGTTGTTGTCAGCATTGGTGAGGAAGCGCCACCTCCCGAAGAACATACTCCTGCGCCTGAATGGGTAAAAGAGTTGCGTAAGACGAACCGAGAACTGCAACGGCAGAATCGTGAATTGCAAGGCAGGCTACAAGCCGCACCACCTGAGACCAAACCAGTGGTGATTGGAAATAAGCCCAAGCTGGAAGATCACGACTATGACGCTGATAAGTACGAGGAAGCATTGGCAAATTGGTTTGAGCGCAAGCGACAAGCTGATGATGCTAACGCCAAGCAAGAAGCTGAAGTTATGAATCAGCAAAAGGCATGGCAGGCCAAGTTGGATGGTTACGGCAAGGCGAAAGCCGAGCTAAGAGTGAAGGACTTTGAAGATGCTGAAGAAGTTGCTCAACAAGTTTTTTCTATCACCCAGCAAGGCGTTTTGCTGCAAGGTGCAGATAACCCTGCACTCGTTGTTTACGCACTCGGAAAGAACCCTGCAAAGGCTAAAGAGTTGGCTGAAATCAAAGACCCCGTAAAGTTTGCCTTTGCGGTAGCAAAACTGGAGAAAGACTTGAAAGTTACAAATCGCAGGCAAGCACCCGCACCCGAAAGAATCGTTACAGGAACTGGGCGTTCCTCTGGCGCGGTGGACTCAACACTTGAACGGCTGAGAGAAGATGCGGCTCGTACTGGCAACATGACGAAAGTCATTGCCTACAAAGCGCAAAAACGATCAGCTACTAAATAAACCAATTAGGAGTTTTCCATGAGCAATTCATTCAGTAAAGAAGAGCGCGTAGCGTTCGAGGACATCCTCGAAGGCTTTAACGATGCTTTGGTGCTGTCCCGCAACGTGTCCATCTACAACACAGATGGCTCGATGATGGAACGCACCAACAACGTCATCTATCGTCCACAGCCTTACATCGCACAGTCGTACGATGGCATGGACCAGACTGGCAACTTTGGCGCATATACCCAGCTTTCAGTTCCAGCGACACTCGGCTTTCAAAAGTCTGTGCCGTTCATTCTGGATGCATTGGAATTGCGTGATGCACTGCAAGAGGGTCGCTTAGGCGAAGCCGCAAAGCAGAAACTTGCATCCGACATCAACATCGCCATCATGAACACTGCCGCAAACCTCGGTTCGTTGGTGGTCACTGTCAGCACAGCCGCTGGTGACTATGACGATATCGCTTTGTGCGACAGCATCATGAACGAGCAGGGCGTTCAAGCCTTTGACCGTTACTTGGCATTGTCTAGCCGTGACTACAACGGCATCGCTGGCAACATTGCTGGTGGCACTGCTTTGTCAGGAACTGCATCTCGTAGTTTTGCTGGCAACAAGTCAAACAATGCGTTTGAGCGTTCTTACGTTGGTATGGTCGCAGGCTTTGAGACCTACAAACTGGACTACGCAAACCGTATTGCCGCGGCAACTGGTTCTGACCCAACGATGAGCACTTTGGCCTCGGCAAATAACTACTATGTGCCTGTTGCCACCTCAACTGCGGTCACTGGTGAAACTGCCAACGTGGACAATCGTTTCCAAACGATTACCGTGTCCAGCACCACCGACTTGCCAGCAGGTACTGCTATCGAGATCGAAGGCGTTGAAGCTGTCCATCACATCACCAAACAAGGTACTGGATTCTCCAAGACCTTCCGTGTTGTGAGCGTGACCAATGCAACCACTTGCGTTATTACACCTCCAATCATTTCTGCCCAAGGTGGAACTGATGCCGAGTTGCAGTATCAAAACTGCATCGTGACTGCCGCCTCTGGTCGCACCATCAACCGCTTGAATGTCGATGCCGCACCTATCAACTGCTTCTGGCAGAAAGATGCGCTGGAAATTCTGCCTGGCCGTTACGCTGTCCCGTCCGATGCTGGTGTCGCAGTGATGCGTGCCTCTACCGATCAGGGCATCGAGCTGGTTATGCAGAAGCAATACGATGTGAACACCATGAAAACCAAGTATCGTTTGGATACCTTGTTTGGCGTGGTTAATAAACAGCCAGAGATGTCCGGCATCCTGTTGTTCAACCAAACACCTTAAGGAAAAATCATGAGTTACAACGTAATCTTTGCACAAGGCACGGCTACCGTTACTGTGCCAGCAGGCGAGAAAATCGCCGTTCAAGCCTACTCGCCAGCAAGTGTGTTTCAAGAAGTTGGTTACCCCAATTTCCCTGAATCACAGGACTTGCTGACCGTAGTCGACAACACCACTTATGTATCGGGCGCATTTACCAATGCCACCAGCGTGACTATTCAAGCTGGTGCATCGGGTGCGTACTACTCGATTGGTGTAGCACCTGACATCAGCAACAATGGCAACTGGCAACCTCAGGGTGCGCCAGCCAACATTGCAGATGGCGGTTCAATGATTGCCACAGCAGCCAATGTGCTGACTGGCATCATTACGGCAACCCCAACCGCATCACGCGATATTCAACTGCCAACAGGTGCAAACCTTGACTTGGCAACTGAGTGGGCGATTGGTGATTCGTTTGACTTCAGCGTTATCACTTTGGCTGCATACGCTTTGACCATCACGGTCAACACAGGCATTACATCCATCGTAGGTTCTGCTGCAACTGGTGCTACCACAGGCTCTGTTGCTCGGTTCCGTCTGCGTAAGACTGCCGCTGATACATTCACTGCGTATCGCGTCGGTTGATAAACCCTGACAGGCCAGCAGAGATGTTGGCCTGTTTTACATGGAGATCGAAATGCCAATGAAACAAGGTTATTCCAAAAAGACCATCGGCAAGAATATTGCGATGGAAATGAAGTCAGGCAAGCCCCAAAAGCAAGCCGTTGCAATGGCACTTGGCATGGCAAGCAAATCGGCAAAAGCCGCTGGCAAGCCTAGCAAAGCACCAATGAAAAAATGATTAAGTCAGCCGCAATCGTCAAGACCAAGACTCTTTCCCCGTGGAGGGAGTTGCGGTTGCAAAAGCGCAAGCTGAAAAAGTCTCAGGCCGCAGAGCGCAAAGCAAACAAGCAGGTTCACCCATCGCCGATTGGCAAACGGGTTGCGCCTATTGAAGCGCCTGAAATTATTGAAACTCCCATTGAGGAAACTTCTGTTGAGGACACCGCACCTACCCGTGAGGAAATGTTGCAACAGGCAGAGTTGATGGGCTTGAAGGTTGACAAACGCTGGTCAGATGCGACACTTCTGAAACATATTGAGGAATCAGCATGGGCTACACAAAACGACAGTTTATAAGTGCCGCCTTTGAGGAGATTGGGCTTGCGTCTTATGTCTTTGACTTGCAACCCGAGCAGTTGCAATCTGCCCTGCGCCGCCTTGATGCAATGATGGCAGACTGGAACGCCAAGGGCATCCGCTTGGGTTACCCTTTGCCATCCAGCCCACAGGACAGCGACTTGGACGAAGAAACCTTTGTGCCTGACTCGGCTTATGAAGCCATTATTTGCAGTCTCGGTATCAGATTGGCGCCAAGTTATGGCAAGACCGTAATGATCGAGACAAAGACCACGGCAAAGCAGGGTTACGACATTCTGCTGCAAAGAGCCACATTCCCGCTTGAACAGCAACTGCCTGCAACAATGCCTGCTGGTGCTGGCAATAAGCCTTGGCGTGTCTATGATGACCCGTTTATCAGACCACCAGCCAACCCAGTCACTGCTGGCCCTGATGGGCCTATCGAATACTATTAAGGACAGTCATGCCACAAATCAATCAGTTACCCGTACTCAGCACTGTTTCAAGCGGAGACCAATTACCCGTTTACTCGCCAAACAATGGGGATGCAAGACGTTTGTCCATTGGCAATCTGTTGACGTTTTTCCAGCAGACTTTTGCATCGCCAACTTTGTCGGTGAATCTGTATGTGCCTGGCTCTGGCTTCAACATCACAGTGCCAACCCCAGTCAGTCAAGACCAATGGATGCTGTTGCAACCCGCTGGGACGCTGGCAACTGGCACGATCACACTGCCTTTGAACACTGGTGTGCCTGATGGCACTACGGTGCTGATTACTACCACCCAAGAGATCACCTCGCTGACGATTGCGCTGAATGGCGCATCGGCTATCTTTGGCACTGTATCGTTCTTGGGTGCTGGTACTGCAACCGCTTTGCGCTTCTACCAGCCAACTAATTCTTGGTATCAGATCAACGCTGATGCCGTTTATGGCGCAAACGTACAGGCATTTTTGGCTGTGCCTTCAAGTGCCAATCTACGGGCGGCGATGACCGATGAGACTGGGACAGGTGTGTTGGTATTTAACACCAGCCCAACTTTCGTAACCCCGATTCTTGGCACAGTTACAAGTGGCAATATTTCTGCCTGCACTAGCACCAGTATGGTCATGGTAAGCCCGATTCTTGGCACACCAACATCTGGAACATTAACTAATTGCACTGGCTTGCCGTTAACAACTGGCGTGACTGGTGCTTTACCAGTTGCAAATGGTGGTACTGGTGCATCAGGGGCAGTTCAGTCATTGAGTGGCCCAGGCGCGGTGAACACCACAAGCCTTGCCACTGCGTTTACTTCGACTGCTGCGGGTAATGCGCTGACACTTGCAGATGGCGCACAAGGCCAGCTTAAAACAGTTATTTATGTTGCAGAAGCCGCTGGTGGTGATACGGGTGTTTTGACACCCACGAATCTTGGCAGCGCAACCACAATCACATTTAATGCTATTGGTGATTCGGTGACTCTCCAGTTTGCTGGTACGGACTGGTGGGTCGTTGGATTGCGTGGCGCGTCAGTCGCATAATGGCAACCAAGCCCAAGTCCTCTGTCAATGCGGCTGGCAACTACACGAAGCCAACCATGCGTAAGCGTCTTTTTGAGGAAATCAAAGGTTCGGCTGTGCAAGGCACTGCGGCTGGTGAATGGTCGGCTCGCAAAGCCCAACTGTTGGCAAAGAAATACAAAGAAAAAGGCGGCTCTTATAAATGAAAGCCCCGCAGAAAAGCCTCAAAGATTGGGGGGCGCAGAAATGGCGCACCAAGTCGGGAAAGCCATCGTCTGAGACTGGTGAGAGATACCTGCCTGAGAAGGCCATCAAAGCCTTGTCTGCGGCTGAATATGCGGCAACAACAAGGGCAAAGCGTGAGGCTACCAAGGCAGGCAAACAGTTTGCCAAGCAGCCTAAAAAGATTGCCGAAAAGATTAAGGGGTTCAGATGAAAACGCCAGCTTACGCACGCAAGGAAGGCCAGAACCCTAAAGGCGGCTTGAACGCCAAGGGCAGGGCTGCGGCAAAGGCTGAAGGCATGAACCTCAAGCCACCAGTTAAGTCAGGCGACAACCCCCGCAGAGCATCGTTCTTGGCTCGAATGAGCGGCAATGCTGGCCCTGAATACAAAGACGGTGAGCCTACCCGCTTGCTGTTGAGTTTGAGGGCTTGGGGCGCATCATCAAAGGCAGATGCCAAAGCAAAGGCGAAGCGCATCAGTGAACGCAACAAGGCTAAGTGATGCAAATACCTATTCTTAACGGCATCTACACCGACAGCACCCCTGAACTGCGTACCAGTTACCCAGTCAACCTTGTGCCTGTGCCAAAGCAATCAGGCATCAGTAATGGGTTTCTGCGACCAGGCGATGGCATTGTGTCCAACGGCACAGGGCCAGGCATTGACCGTGGCGGCATAAACTGGCAGGGCGAGTTATATCGGGTCATGGGTACAAAGCTGGTGGAAATCAATAGCGCAGGCACAGTGACTGTGTTGGGCGATGTTGGTGGCCCAACCAGCCAACTGGTGACCTTTGATTACAGTTTTGATGAGTTGGCGATTGCATCAGGTGGGCGACTGTATTACTGGGATGGCTCGACCCTTACCCAAGTGACCGATCCTGACTTGGGTGTGGTGCTGGATGTGGTGTGGGTGGATGGTTACTTCATGACTACGGATGGCGAGTTCTTGGTGGTTACTGAACTGTCAGACCCGACCCAAGTTAACCCGCTGAAATACGGAAGTTCAGAGGTTGACCCTGACCCAGTGGTGGCTTTGCTCAAGCTACGAAACGAAATCTATGCACTGAACCGCAACACGATTGAGGTATTTGACAACGTGGGTGGGGATTTGTTTCCATTCGCACGGATTGATGGAGCACAGATACAAAAGGGCGTGATTGGCACTCAAGGGTGCTGTGTGTTTATTGACCGCATTGCTTTTTTGGGCAGTGCAAGGAATGAAGCACCAGGCATTTATGTGGGCGCATCAGCCGTTACTGAGAAAATCAGCACACAGGAAATCGACAATCTTTTGCTGGAGTACACCGAGGCACAGTTGGCTTTGGTCAAGCTAGAAGCAAGGAACGATAAAAACCACCAGCATCTTTATGTCCACTTACCAGACCGCACAATAGTCTTTGATGCCTCTGCGTCCAAAGCCTTAGAAACGGCGGTTTGGTTTACCCTAACAACGACTTTGGTTGGGTTTGCACAATACCGAGCCAGAAACATGGTTTGGGTTTACGACAAGTGGATGGTTGGTGATCCACAATCCAGCAATATCGGTTACTTGGTGCAGGACACAGGCCATCACTGGGGACAGCAGGTGCGCTGGGAGTTTGGCACATTGATTGTTTACAACGAGAGCAATGGGGCAATCTTTAACGAGATGGAACTGGTCAGCTTGACTGGAAGCATTGCGCTTGGTGATAACCCGCAAATCAGCACCAGTTACTCGCTGGACGGTCAGAGCTATTCGCAGGAAAAATTCATCTCTGTTGGCACAATTGGCAACCGCAAGAAGCGTTTGGCTTGGTTTCAGCAGGGTCACATGAGGAACTGGCGCATCCAGCGTTTCCGTGGTGACAGTGATGCCCATGTGTCTTATGTGCGCTTAGAGGCGCAGATTGAAGCATTGGCGTACTGATGGCAACCGCACCAGTCTCTCGCAAGCTGAATCTGACCCGCGACCAGCTTGCCACATTCCTGACTGACCAACAGCAAATCAGGCAGTTTGAATTATTGTTTTCGACTGTTGATGCGATTGCGCCTGATGTGGTGCTTGAGATAAATATTGCCGCGGGGACAGCCCAATTAACAGCAAATGATGCGTTGGCGCAGATTATCGCCTTAGCGCAAGAGACTGAAGTTAATGATGCAGCATTGGGCGCCAAGGCGCAGGATGCACTGGACAGGATTGCATTGCTGGCGCAAGAAACTGCGGTGACTGTGGCATTGGCTGAAAGCAAGGCAAATCAGGCTTTGGCACTGGTGGACAAATTGAATAAAGCGGTTGAGGGTTTGCAGATGACCCCTCCGCCACGAGAGTTCAAACGAGCAAGATATGGGTCGTTTTACGACACCACCACCCAGACAGCCACCACAATCAACACAGCCAAGGCCATCACATTCAACAGCACGGACCTGAGCAATGGGGTATTTATTGGCAGTCCAACATCAAGAATTGTGGTGGACAGTGAAGGCATTTACAACTTTGACACATCGTTTCAGCTTGATAAAACTAGTGGCGGTGTAGCAGAGTTTTATTTTTGGTTTAGGCTTAACGGAACTGATGTGCCAGACAGTGCAAGCCAGATTAGGGTTCAGGGTAATAACGGTGAAATTTTCTCGTCGCTGAATTATTTTTTCGACCTGAAGGCCAATGATTATGTTGAACTGATGTTTTCGGTGAGCGACCTCAGTGTTGAATTACTTTCTGTTGTCGCAACGCCACCAGTTCCAGCTATTCCGTCCATAATCCTGACAGTTTCAAATAATATCGGAGGTGTCCAATGACAGTTACAGTAAAAGTGTTAATCCCTGCAAAACAAGCAGAGAACAGCCAAACCACCCAATACACCGCCAGCAATGTCAAGGCGATTATTGACAAGTTCACGGTGACCAACACCAGTGCCAACAATGTGACTTTCAGTTGCAACTTGGTCACTGTCTCTGGTTCCGCGGGTGCATCGAACTTGATTATCGACACACGCACCATCGTGCCAGATGAGACTTACACCTGCCCTGAGTTGGTCGGACAAGCATTGGAGTCTGGTGGGTTTATTTCCACAATCGCAGGGGCGGCAACATCCCTGACCATCCGAGCATCAGGCCGAGAAATCAGTTAAGGAGAACAGCATGAAAGAATTTATGGTTATCCCGCGAGGCTTTAATGGCCTTCCGATGGAAGAGGAGTTTTTGACCAATGCCCAAAACAAAAAGAACTATGCGGTTGCGGTTGCTGACTGGAACTATGGTCCTGAAATGCCCACCAATGAGGCTGGCGCAAACAAGGAGTTCTATGCAGGGCTGGCAGAGGCTATGCAGTGCGATGAAAAAGACGCACGGCGCAAACATTGCTCAAACTGTGAGTATTACGACAACAGCTTCATGACCCAAGTTCGGATTGAGCGCATCCCGATGGCGGCTTATGACAAGGGCGCAGGGTTCAGGGGTCACTGCGAAAAGCTGGACTTTATCTGCAACGATATGCGGGTTTGTCAGGCTTGGGAAGATGAAGATTATGAGGATTGACCTTTTGTCAATTTGTGCGAAAATTCAGTCGCTGAGTTCTGGCATCCAGCGGCCTGCCCTGTATAGGAGTTGTGCATGACCGATGGACTGCGAGAGAACCTGACCAAGGTTTTTATGCTTCCCCAACCAGCCGTTGAGTGGTTGGTAATGGTCTATGACGCAATTCAAGTCTTTGATGACGTGGCAGATGGCGACCCAGTAGCACGAGAAGACCTGAATGCGACCATTTGGAACACACTGGTGGGTATGCATCAGAACGCATTTTTTATCGGCAACAGCAACCATTTAACGCCATTGCTGGCGACAATGATTCTCAAGTGGCAAGCCTCGGACACGGCAGAGCGCAATAAACAAGCGGATGCCAAGTCGTTCATGTGGCGAGCTGGGTATTACGATTTGATTTTGATGGCGGTCTCGCTGGTGCATGGGGCTGGTTTTGCTACCAAGCACGGTCATCATGTGATGGCTTTATATGGCGAGACGCTAGAAGATTATTTAAAGGAGTTCGGCGATGCCTGATCCAATTACAGGTCTATCCATTGGGGCATCCCTGCTTGGCAGCAAAATGCAAGCAGATGCGGCCTCTGGTGCGGCTGAAACACAAGCTGGTGCAGCACAAGCAGGGATTGCAGAACAGCGCAGGCAGTTTGATGCAATGCAAACTTTGCTAAAGCCTTATATTTCTGCTGGTGTTCCTGCGATTGAAGGTTTACAGCAATATGCGGAAGCAGGCCCAAAAGCATTTGAACAACAGCAAGCATTGGCTGGCGTACTTGGCCCTAAAAGACAAAGAGAGGCGATTGCCCAAATTGAAAGCGGTGGTGGTTTCCAAGCCTCGGTTCAAGCTGGGGAAGAGGCTTTACTGCAACGTGCATCAGCTACTGGTGGGTTGCGTGGTGGAAATATCCAAGCTGCATTGTCACAGTTTCGGCCACAAATGTTGCAACAAGAAATTGAAAGACAGTTCGGCAGGCTTGGTGGTTTTGCTGACATTGGCAGAGAGACACAAGGTAATCTCTTAAAAATAGGTCAAGCATCGGCAACTGGTGTTGGCGCACAAGGCGTTGAAACTGGGACAAACATTGCGAACTTACTTGCAAATCAAGGTCGAGCTATCGCTGGTGGTCAGCTTGGTGAGGCAAAGGCTTATGGCAAATTTTTAGAACAACCTTTCCAATTGTCTGGCTTTACATCTGCTATGGGTGGCGGAACGACAGCACCAAGCCCTGGCCAACCCCGTGTCGCAGGCGGCTATGTTTTTTAATAGGTTAAATTATGGCAACTATTAACCCATTCCAAGAACCGATAGATTATTCTATTGATGTAAAAACGCCGTTTGAAGCTTCTTTGGCTGGCTTTAAATTAGGCTCGGATGTAGCAACAATTCAAGCTGCACAGCAGAAGCGTTTGCTTGAACAGCAAGCAATGCAACAAGCACAGGCACGGCAAGCTGAACTCGGTACAAGACTCAAAAGTTTTTATGACAAAAAACCAGAGGAAAGAAACTTTGAGGAAATTGAGCAGTTATTTGCATTTGCAGGAAACAAAGACCAGCTCGATGCATTGAAGTTAATGGCTGAAGGTACGGATAAAAGGCGGCTTGATACTGATAAGCGTTTTTATGCTCAAGTCATGCTTGGTTTGGAATCAGAGCCTACTGCTGCATATAAGTTATTAGATGACAAGATTTTGGCAGAAAAAGACCCAGGTCAAAAAGCGGCATTGGAAACAATTAAAAGAACCGCTCAAACTGTCAATCCAGCCGCTGCAGTGAATTTGATTGAACCATATACAGCATCGATATTCGGAAAAGACTGGTATGCAGGCTTAAAAGAAGCTCGCGGTGAAAGACGTCAGCAAGAACTTGCCCCATCTGCACTACAAAAATCGATTGCTGATGCTGATGAGGCCGTGGCTAAAGCTAAAACTGCACAAGCCACAGCCAAAAACGCAGATGAAAAAGCCGCCGCTGATGCTGCAAAAGCCACAGCCGATGCACAACAAGCGGCAGTTAAAGCTAAATATGCAGAGCTTGAAGCAGTTGATGCCATTGTTAAACGTGCCGCAGATTTAGGTTTGACAAAAGCGCAGACAAATGAAGTGCTGGCAAGGACAAACAAACTTGGAGTCGAAACCAAAAAAGCAGTTTTAGAGTTGGAAAACTTTAAGAAAACTGGTGGTGCTGACCCTGCAAAAATATTTGAGCAAGAAGAAAAATTACGCAAGGAATTTCAGGCTCGCACAAAAGTCTATGGTGAACTCGGCACAACTTTTTCAAATATCAAAGCATCTGCAGGGGCAAAGACAGGGCCAGGCGATATTGCTTTGATTACTGGGTTTATGAAGATGCTTGATCCTGGCTCTGTGGTGCGGGAGACAGAATTTGCAACAGCACGAGATACTGCTGGTTTATTTGAAAGTCTAAAAAATGATGCCCAAAAATTAGAGAGTGGACAATTATTTACATTGAACTCAACACAGCGACAAAAGTATGTTGATTTAGCGCAGCAATACCTTAAAGCGGCACAGAAAAAAGCCGATCAAGACAAAAGGGCTTTAAGTGCTGTTGTCACAAATTACAAACTCAACCCTGACAACGTGTTTGGCCCAGAACCTGTTGGCGGTGGCAGGGGGACAGTAAACCCACCACCAGCAAACCCACCAGCGGCTGGGCAGCGCAATGTAACTGTGGATTATTGATATGCCATATTCAATAACGACAAAAGACGGCATCACGATTAACAACATTCCTGACAATGTTCCTGCTGATTCGCCTGACTTGAAAGCAAGGGTGGCGGCAATTCGTGCTGGGCAGCAACCCGCCGAAAGTGTATTAGAGGCGGGTGGCGCACCAACGCCAGAAGAACCATCAAATATGGGGTTTTTTGAGGGCATTGCTGAATCAGTAACAGGCGCAAAACGTTCAGCAAGTCCAGAGGTAGCTACGGCACTGCAAGAAGGCAGAACAATCTACGCAATGCCTGAAACAAATCAACTCTCATTTGGTTTGGTTAAGTCGGCACTAGGCGGATTGTTAGCAAACCCAGAGGAAAAGGCAAAAATATTTCAAGCTAATTTCCCTGGCTTGACTTATCGAAAAGATGAACTAGGCACAATCTTTTTGAAATCGCCCACTGATGGCAAAGAGTATGTAATTGAGCCAGGACTTACCACTGGAGATATTCCTGCGGTAGTGGGGGGTGCTTCATTAGTTACACCTGCTGGTTTGGCAAGAACAATTCCTGCGGCAGTTGTTCGTTCAGGTTTAACTCAAGCTGGTGTTGAGGCTACTGAAAGTGCGGCTGGCGGTGAATTTAATGTTACCCCTATTGCTGTGGCATCTGCGCTCGGTCCAGTGCCTCAAATTGTAGGTAAGGCATTGCCGCCAATAGTTGAGGCTGTAAAACAAGGTTCAAGGGCAATAACTGAAGGCGTAACACAGGCGGTTACGCAACCAGTAGCAACAGCAAGACAAGTTGTAACTGGTGTAGAAAAAGCCGTTACTGAACCAATCACAACAGTTAAAAAAGCTGCGACTGCCGTAGAACAAGCTTTTTTAGATATTAATCCGCAGAAGAAAAAAGAGATTACCGATACTTTGATAAATGACCCAGCCGATACATCGGTGGTCAATTATCGACTTGTCAACAATGAGCCTGTAATTGATGTGCCAGTAAATGAGGCACTCAAACAAGGGTGGAAAGATGGCACACTTTCCACCATTAAGGCGGCAACCGAAAAAGACCGCCAAGCCATGTCGAAGATGCTTAACATTTTCAAAATGGGCGAAAAGAGTGAAAGATTCAGGGCGACAACAAGACCCGCTGACATTTTGGGCGATACGGTCGAATCACGAATTTCATTTTTAACTAAAGCCAATAAAGAGGCTGGAAACGAAATCAACAAAGTTGCCAACAGTCAGTTGCGTGGTAAGCGCGTGAACTTTGACCCAGCTATCAATACGTTTATTGAAGACCTTGGTGCTTTGGGCGTAAGAGTAGAAGTGGACTCAAACGGGGTTGCTAAAGCCATTTTGCAAGGCTCTGATATACAGGGAGACAGGCAGGCTCAAAGGGTCTTGAACGCCGTTTTGGAGCGTTTGAGCACTGTTAAACCGCCTGATGCTTATGGCATCCACACTGCCAAGCGTTTTATTGATACTCAGGTTGACTATGGCAAGCGAAATACTGCCAACCCGTTGACTTCACAAGCTGAACGCACTTTAAAAAACTTGCGTAGAAACTTGAATCAAACCCTTGGTGATACTTTTCCTGAGTACAAAACGGCAAACACAAAGTATTCAGATACGGTTACATCGTTGGATGATTTGCAAAAAGCCGCAGGGACACAAATCAATTTTGAATCGCCTAATGCTGACAAAGCACTGGGTGTAGCCATGCGTAAATTGACCAGCAATTACGGCACACGGGCAAACCTTATTGATGCGCTTGACCAAGCAAACCAGACCGCCACCAAGTACGGCATGAAAATTGAAGATGATGTAATCAATCAATTAATTTTTGTCAATGAACTTGATCGTATGTTTGGTGCAGCCGCACAGACTTCATTGAAGGGTCAGGTTGCCGAGGCAATGCAAACTGGGGTTGACATTGCGCGAGGAGATGTTGCAAGCAGGGCATTAAATTTACTTGCGGAAAAAGCGGAGAATCTGCGTGGTGTAAATAGAGAAAATGCAGTCAAGGCAATTGAAGAATTGCTGAAGCGCAAATAAGGAGAATAAATAAATGGCAGCACTATCAATCAGCGTACCGTACCCAGTCTTTTCAGGACAGGATGGGTTGCCTTTGGACAATGGTTATGTGTGGATTGGCACAGCAAATCTGTACCCTATAACCAACCAGATTGCCGTCTATTTTGACGAAGCATTGACTATTCAAGCAACCCAGCCATTACGCACAATCAATGGCTATATCTCCAACGCTGGCACACCAGCACAGATATATGTTGATGCTGTGAACTTCAGCATCTTGGCGCAGGACAGCAAAGGCACGATGGTCTACAACTTTCCAGAAGGCACTGGAATCAGTCCTAATGCTTCGGGTGTTGCTTTCACAGGCTTTAAAGGTCAAGTTGGGGTTGTGCAAGATTTGGCTGATAATGACGGGTCTGATTGGGTTGGGTTTGAACCACTTTCCCCCGCAACTACTTCACGTTCAGCACAAGACAAATTGCGCGAAACCGTAAGCGTCTTGGACTTTGGTGCTAAAGGTGATAGCGTAACGGATGACACCGCAGCAATTCAAGCCGCAATCAACGCAGCGGGTACTATTTTCTTTCCCCCTGGTGGCTACATAATTACAGACACAATTATTCTTGGTGATAAGAAAACATTATATGGTGCAAGCCCGCAATTTAGCGTTGGCGGTGGTGTTGCCTTTAATAATGTCACTACAATTTTTGCTGATAAGTCTGTATTTTCTGATGGCCAGCCAATGTTTAGGGCCGACAGCGGAATAACGCAACGGTCTGCCATTCAATTTGTGAATCTTACAATTCGCAGCAATATAACTGCATCGTTTTCAGATTTGGCCGCAATGGAATCTACAGGCCCAATTGGTGTCGCCGTTAATGGTATTAAAAATGGACTGACATTTGACGGTTGCGCTTTCCGCAATTTAAAAAAGGCTATTTCAGATCAGGTAAGCCCCACCTATGGCTATACTGACAAACCAACATTTAACGATTGTTATTTTTTGCATTGTTATCTTGCGATTGAAGTGTTCCCCTCAGTTGATTTGGCACTTAACGACTGTTACTTTGATGAGTGTTTTAACTGGATTAAGTCAAATCGTATTGCTTTGCACAATCCAAGATTTCAAAACAGTTCTTTTGCCCAAGATTTTTGCCAGATAGAGGGAACATCTATTATTTGCACTAACCCTTGGTTTGAGGGCGGCAACAACTGGTTTAAGCCGTCTAGGTATTTAGAGGTTCGCGGTGGATATTTTTCCGAGGCAATACAATCAACTGGCACTTTTAGATATTCGGTTCAACTTACTGTTGATGATGTTGAAGTTTTGCTTGCCGGTGTTCGTATTGGAACAAATACGCGCATATTTAATTTTAATGGTGCAGCCGAAGGAAAAACAACTATCAAGCTGCATGGAAATTACAACGGAACCAATTTTGGTAATACCGCCAACATCAATCATTACTTGGCTCTTGGTTTGAAGTATGAAGGCACACAAAATACCGATACAAGAATGAATGTGTCTTTAGTTGGAAACGCACAATTAAATGGCCAACTAACTACTGATGGAGATGCCGCAATTCGAAAATTTCCAAATCTTTGCCGATCAGTAAGCTGGAAAGACTCCATTACTTTTTCTTTAGCATTCCCGCAAGATATTAAAAATTTTACGGGTAGTGACCCAAATGTTTCCTATGTAAAGATTCCAATTGTAGGTTGCGACCTTGGGGCTGGTGGAACCAATGCGTATTTTGCGGAAGTTGTTATTTACAAAGGGTTTGACGATGTTTGGGATAGTTACATATCCGGCCCTGATGCGGCGTCTTATGCTGTTACTTTCACAAACAAAACCAGTTCATCGGTAGATGTTGAAATTACAGAATCACACGCTGGGTCAGGTGAAATCCTGATTTTAGAATCGGCAAGTGAAAACTGCGTAATCACTTTTTAAGGACTAAAAATGGCACTCAAAAAAACAATTCAAGTTGAAGGGAAAAGCAAAGTTTTAACTCCTTTTGGTCTGTATGAAAAGGGAGTTGAAATGGTGATTATTCCTGATGCGTACTTTAGAGTTGAAGAAGTCAGCGGTTCAAAAAAATTGCTAACTTGCATCGTTTCGATCAATGCAGATGCTGGATTAGGAATGAAAGTCAAGCATCAGTTTGAACCAACAATGGATGGTGGAAATTTTATTGCTCAGGCATATAACCACCTAAAAACATTGCCAGAATTTGCTGGCGCTGTTGACTGCTAAGGAGAACTTTGATGCTTAAAACAGTTTCGTCAATAACTAACGCAATCGGGGCCTTGAACTTTGTAGGCACTTGGAATGCAAGTACAAACACGCCAGCCATTGTCTCAGGCGTTGGGGTAAAAGGGGACTACTATGTAGTCGGCACGGCAGGGTCTACGACTATTGATGGTATATCCAACTGGGGTATTGGTGACTGGATTGTTTACAACGGCAGCGTCTGGCAACGTGTCGAAGGTGGCGCAAATTTAAATGGTGTCGATATTAGTTTTACAGGAACATCATCAGGGCCAACATACGAAACAAGCAATGCAACCACTGGCTTAACAATTGCCGATAATGAAATTGAGGCAGATGGAACTGACACAAACATCAATATTGTCATAACCCCTAAAGGGTCTGGAAATGCTGTACTAACAACTGGAAATTTAGTTGTTGCGGATGGTAATGGCATTGATTTTTCTGCTACGCCTGGAACTGGCACTAGCGAATTGTTAGATGATTATGAGGAGGGGACTTGGACACCGCAATATACATTTGCTACAAGTGGTACTGCAACAATGGTAACTTCTAGCGGAACTTATACAAAAATAGGACAAATGGTAACTGTCAATTTTATTGCAGTTACAAGTGCAGTTTCTAGCCCAACTGGCGCGGCAACAATCACCGGTTTGCCTTTTACATCTGCCGCTAGCGGAGAGGCTGGTGGAGCAATAGGTGAAGTTCGTAGGTTTGCAACAGATATGCCGAATTTAAAACTTGATATTAACCCAAGTTCGTCTGCAATAAATCTTCTTAAGCAGGCAACAAACTCGTCAACCAACACTGCGGTAGATGGTGCTGATTTTTCAGGGACAGCAAACTTCAACCGATTGCATGGAACAATTACTTATTTTGTTTAATTAGTTTGAGTGGATTCTTAAACCAGAAAGGAAATCAAAATGGCTTTAGATAAACAAGTGGTTGTGGACAAAATTGAAGTGGTTCAGGTTGGCGTTGTACAGGTTCGTACTGCGACGCGCATTATTGAAAATGGCAAGGTTATCAATACTTTTTACCATCGATCAACTATCGCGCCGGGTCAAGACTACTCTAATGAAGACGCTCAAGTACAGGCCATCTGCAAAGTTGCCCACACACCAGAAGTAATTGCAACTTATCAAGCGGCTATTGCTGCAAACGGAGTTTAATCATGGCATCTAATTCACAAATCGCATTTGCCCCACTTGGCAAAACCGTTGTTATCCCTGCGGCGGCTAGTGCGCCCACTGGCGTCCAAGCACTTGTTGATGCACGTTTTGATGCACAAAGCACAGGGCAATACCGCATCATCAATTCCAGCGCAAATACGGTGTTTCTGGGTTATGGTTCAACTGCGGCAATTGCTACGGCAAATGCTGTTGCGCCTGTTGCTGGTACGCCATCTTCAGCTATTGTGTTAGTGCCTGGTGCTGTTGAAGTCTTGCGCTTTGGGCGTGATTCGTTCTTCAGTGGCTTGGCCTCTGCCGCATCCACCGTGTACATCGTGCAGGGCGAGGGTATGTAATGGCCGAGGATACCGACACACGGCTGGCGGTGCATGAGGCAGTTTGCGCTGAGAGATATGCCGCCATTGAGAAGTCTTTTGCTTCAGGTTCACAGCGTATGACCCGCATTGAGTATTTGCTTTATGTGGTGATTGCGGCTGTGTTGCTGGGGCCAGGCTTTGCTGGTGAGTTGGTCAAAAAAATACTGGGGCTGTAAATTGACCCGATCAGCATTTGCCTGCTTGCAGCTGGACTTGTCAAGAACATCCAAGCTGGGTGCGAGCTTTTCCGTCAGGCGCAACAGTCTTTCGTTGAGATCAAGCAGACTGCTGATGAAGTCATTGCAATTGGCAAAGAGGTTCAAGGATTCTGGAATCAGCTTCTCAAATTCTTTGGTGGGAAGCCAAAGCCAAAGCAGTCATCGTCAAAGCCTGTGGCGAAAAAGAGGTCAACCTATGTCGCAGTTGACGAGACACAGGTCAAGATCGATATTGTCAAAAACCTGACCGAGTTTTTCAGACTGCAAGAGCAGTTGGCGGCACACATCAGAGAAGAGGAAGAGAAGAGCCTGACAGTTTATGACCCAGATCAAAACTTGATGGAAGCGGCACTTAAGCGGGTCATGGCACAGCAAGAGATGGACAGGCTAGTTGTGACAATTAGGGAGACGATGGTGTATCAATCTCCCAAGGAAATGGGTGCGCTGTACTCAGAAGTCCACAAGATGCGGGATGTCATACAAGGCGAACAGGAAAAAGCTAGACTTGCAAAAGAAGCGCAAGAGAGGCAAATGCGATGGCAACGGCGGCAAGAGGAAAGAAACCTCCAGCTAAAGCTGGCGGCAGTAATAGCAACTACTATATTCCTCCTGTACCTGTGGTTGTGGCTCCTCCTGTTAAGTCGCTGGCGGCAGATATGATAGGCTGGATTTTTAGCTGTGTGCTGATCGGGTTGTTATTGCCTTTGCTTGGGTTTCTGTATGTAGACATACTGGAGACAAAGCAAGAGGTCAAAATACAACTGGAAAAAGTTGAACGGTTAAGGCGTGAAATCGAAAGGGAAAGACGTGAAAAGAAGCCTAGCGATACTGTTTCTGATAACCCTGTATTTGATCGGGTGCGAAGACCGTTTCCGCTACCCATGCCAAGACCCTAAAAACTGGGAACTTGCTGATTGCAAACCGCCAATCTGCACTGCCACTGGCACTTGTCCAGACCAGCTTACCAAACCTGAACAGGAAAAAAAATGATGCCTACTGTTGCTTACAAAACAAATAATCGCCTGACGGCAGACGAGATTGAAGTCAGGGTATGGGCGTTCGTCATCGTGGTCTTGGTGACCATTCTGTTGGCCTCTATGGGTATGTTCCTATACTCAGTCTCTTTTGTAACTCAGCCCATGAATGGCGCTATGGCGGCTATTGATCGCGTATATACCCAACAAATCAGCACCATCATGGTGTTCATCACTGGCGTTCTTGGTGGTGTGGCTGGTCGTTCTGGTGTCAAAGCTATTGCCAATGCAACTGCCAAGGCTGAAGCTACTGACAACGATGAGCCGCCAAAGCCATGAGTTTGTTTAACCCTTGGGTGATTCTTGGCATCGTCATGGCGATGCTAAGTAGCTTTGGTGCTGGGTACTTCACTGGCGAATTGAACGAGTATGAACGCCAACAACTGGAGATTGCTGCCCTGAATGCCAAGGCAAGGGAAACCGAACAGACAATGGCAAAGGTAGCGCAGACTTATGCAGAGACACTACGAAAGGCAAACCATGTTGCAAAGATTAAAGAGACCCGTTTGCGTGATGATATTGCCAGTGGTGCTATCAGCCTGCGGGTTGCTGTCAAAGCCCCCCAGTGCGCCTTACAAGCCGCCACAGATACCGCCACTGCCAGCGGAGGTGACTCAGGAACAACATCAGCCGAACTTGACAGATCGGTTGCTGATGCTCTTATCGCCATCACCGCAGAGGGAGATGCCGCCATCAGAAAACTCAACACCTGTATCCAAACCTATGACCAAATGAGGAACATGAAATGAACTTATCCCCAAACTTCACCCTTGATGAGCTGACCCACACCGACCAGCGCAATATGGACAATACGCCCAATGATGCCGAGCTGGAGAACTTGGTGCGCTTGGCTGAGTTTTTGGAACAGGTCAAAGAAGTGCTTGGCGGCAAGCCAATCATCGTGAATTCTGCGTTTAGGTCAAAAGCCGTAAATGATGCAGTGGGTTCAAAAGATTCCAGTCAACATCGGCGTGGGTGCGCGGCTGATATTCGAGTGCCAGGCATGAAGCCAGATGAGGTGGTCAGGGCAATTATTGAGGCAGGGTTACCTTATGACCAAGTTATCAGGGAATTTGACCGCTGGACCCATGTCAGCATACCTAATGCAGGGGATATTAAGCCCAGAGAAATGGCCTTGATTATTGACAAATCAGGGACAAGGGCGTTTGCTTAATCGGCATAAAAATGCAGCATTGCCAATAAAACGCCAATGCCGATGATTGCGCCAATAAACAAAATTGCGATGGTTATGAGGACTTCCATTTTTTGCACATCTCCTGTACTTTTTGGGACTTTTTCTTTTTATCACAAATATTGCTGAGTTGTTTCAATTTGTACTGCATTTGCATTTGTGCTGGAGTTGGTGGAAGTGGTGGGTCTTTCGGCAATAAACCCGCCACGCCCAGCCAACAGCACACAGCGGCAACAAGTAAGCGGTCAAATATCATTCTTCGCCCTCATGTTCTTTGAGCCTGCGCTGTAACCGACCGATGCGTTCTACGTTGTAGGTGACGATAGAGGCCGCATACTCGACTGCCGACTCAGCTTCCAGTTTCTTAATGACCGCCTCTCGCAGTTCCTTGGCGATGATTTCGTTGATCGTCTTGGGCTTAATCAACTCTTTGATGTACTTGAGTGTTGATTCGCGCCAGTTCATGTATTTTTTTCCTTGAGTTTGGCTTCAATGCAACGATAGAAGTGGTAGATGTTTCCTTGCTGGCATTGCACGACTTCCTCATCCGTCAGCCCTACCCATGTGCGCTGTGGTGGGTTGGTGTGTTGTAAAGCAAAGTCAGCCATCCAGCAGGAAATATCATTTACGAAAGGTGTTCCATCAATAAATTTTTTCCACAAGATTTTTGATTCAACAATTTGTTGTGCTTCTTTTTGAAGGGTAATCCACGCCACAGGCTCTTGGCTTTCAAGCTCTGCTGATGCAAATGCGTTGTAGATCGTCAAGATCACATCTTCAGAGTCGATTGATCCAGCCTGTCTAGCCATCTCAATGATTTCATCTTGTGTCATTTCAATCCCCTGATGTAAATAGCAAAGCTGTGCAATGTGTCTTGGCCGAAGCCCTCCATTTTCTCGATATGCTGTGCAACTTCCTCAATAACTTGGTCTCGATAGGGGTTGGTTGATACGCCTAGCACGGCACGTTTGCGCCACAGGCTTTGGCGTTCCAGTTCGTTAAATGCTTCATCTTCTTCAGTCATATCAACTCCCGTTGTATAGGGACAAAACACCATTCACGTTCTGCCCTGCCTGACTTGGACTTGGTGATCCGACCAGTTAACTCCACCAATCCGATCTTGGCCAACTCAGGCAACCGCCTTGCGACTTGATTGCCATCCAGCCCAGTCAACTCAGCGATGCCATCTTTACCCCGTGCGCCAAAACGCTGGAGGCAACCCACGATCAGGTCAAAGTGCTGCCGAGCCAAATCTTGTGCTTGGTCTGCGGCGGCGTGACTGGTGGCTGGGTCAAGAGACCTTGCCCGATTAAAATGGGATTGTTGTATCTTCATTGTCAAACCCCCGTGGCTGTTGGCGTTCAGTTGGCTTGAGGTTGTAACAGTTTGCCCATCCATCCCATCCGCCTTTGGGCAGGGGTATTACATCCAGCTTAATTTTAAGGTTGCCGTTATCTTCAAACACCGAGCCGATGTTTTGATAGCGTTTCTTTTCCTCGCCCATCTCGTTGACGTATGAGCCAGTAACCACGGTGATGTCTTTAATCTTTTTCATGCAAGGCTTTCAAGTTGTTGGATTTTCAGGTCTACATCACCCAGAAATTGGATGACTGAATTCTCAAGCGAATCAACCAGTTGTTTGTCAAAGTTGATGCGTTTGATGAATAGTTGGTATTTTTCTGGCATCCGTGGGTCAAAGGATACAAAGTCGCACCACGGGCGTTCTGTGCAGGCCATTTGCCACATCATTTGCGTGATGTACTTTTCTGGCACTTTTTGGTCAAGCAGGGTTGCAATGTGGGTGGCAGTGTTGGGGCATTTGATTTCCACCAAACCCTCGTCTGCCAAGCCATCAGGAGACGCACCAGACATCGCAATGTGTGGGTGGGTAATGAACCCTACCTCGGTTACCAAAATGTCAGCCTTGGCCTCGTAAGCGGCTCGGGCAAAGGGTTCGGTATCAGTACCCCACTGCATGGCTGAGTTGCTAAAAGACTCTGCTGGTTTGCCTGTCATGCGTTCGCAGACAAGCTGCGCCATGTAATTGTCCCTGCTGGTGCTGAAACCAGTCTTGGTTTTGGCAATGATGTCTGCCACTCTGCTGGCGGTGACCTTGCCACATCTGGCGGCAAACCATTCTGTTGTGCCTTGGTCCATTATTTAGCCCCTTCCAGCAAAGCCTTTTTAGCGTCTTTTTTGGCGATGACCTTGCTAACCCATGCCTGTTCGCCTTTGGTGGCTGTATAGGCCAATTTATAGGTTTTCTGCAACTCTGCAATGGTGGTGACTTCATCCATTGCCGCCAGCAGGTCAGCCATTTGGTTCTCGTTAACCTCGGACTTAACCTCGGTGCGGCGTGACCCTGCATTGCCATCGTCATCCTCGGGTGCAATACCGCAGGCAGCCA